GCAACGTAGGCGACAAGAACGGCGCCACCGCGTGGGTGCAAGCCATGTATGCCGACCCGCACCTCGGCCCTGTCATCGCCAAAGAGCTGGGCCCCGTCGACCAGGCCGTCGCACGTATCCCGGATCCGGCCACGAATCCGGAGGGATTCGCAGCGTGGAAACGCGGCTCCCAGCTCGGCGCCGAGAAACTGGTCGAAATCACCAAGCCGCAAGTGGGCTCCCGTGACGTGGGCGACCGCGTGGAAACCACGCTCACGGATCCGACCACCGGCGCGGTGCGTGTCACCGGCACGGCCAAGAAAGGCCAGTCCCCGGACTCGGCCGCCACTATTGCGCAGCGTGAGCGTGAGTCGATGCGTACCGATTCGCGCGAACGGGAATTGAGCACCGCCGGCCAGGCCACCTACGACGCCGCGCGCGGCGTGCTGGTCGACCGTCGCACGGGTGCCGCCACCGCCGTGACGGGCCCGGACGGCAAGCCGCTGACCCGCGACAAGGCCATGACCGAATTCCAAGGCAAGTCCGCGGCGTTCGGGGACCGCGCGGCCGAGGCGGACCGCATTATCTCGAGCCTGGACGGCCAGTATTCGCCGGCGGCCATCAACTCCAAGGCGTCCGTGGAATCGGTGCCGCTCGTGGGCGGGATGATGGGCGCCGCGACAAACCGTTTTGCCCTGTCCGACAAGGACCAACAGGCCGAGCAGGCGCAACGCGATTTCATCAACGCGATTTTGCGCCAGGAGTCGGGCGCGGCGATTGGTGCGTCGGAATTCGACAACGCCCGCAAACAGTATTTCCCGCAACCGGGCGATAGCGACGCCGTAAAAGTGCAAAAGGCCCGCAACCGCAAATTGGCCGTCGACGGCCTCCAGCGGAACGCCGGTTCCAACTACCAGCCGGCCGCGTCGCGCGCCGCTCCCGCGGCCGCGCCGACCACCAACGCCAAGGGCTGGGCGCTCCACCAGGACGCGGCCGGGAATAAAGCCTACGTGAGCCCGGACGGTACGCAATTCGAGGAGGTGCGTTAATGGGCTTCGACCTGAACACGGCCAAGCCGGTGGCGCCCGCGGCGCCTGCGCGCGGAGGTTTCGACCTGGCCAGCGCGCGCCCCGTCGCGGCCGTCAATCCAGTGGACCAAATCCCGGGCGGCGGCCTGGCCGGCAACCGCAACGTGGGCAAGCCGGCGCAGCTCGAGGACAACGCGCTCGGCGTCGCCATGGGCGTGCCGGACGCCATCCTCTCGGCGGGCTCCTCGGCGCTCGGCGGCATCGTGGGCGCGGTGGCCGGCGTCGGCAAAACGCTGGTAAGCGGCAAATACGGCACGCAACAGGGCGCGCGCGAGGGCGAGGAATTCGGCTCCCGCATTGCCGAGAAAATCGCACGTCCGCCGGCCACGCAAACCGGCCGCAAGATCCTGGAGGGCCTGGCCACCGTAACCGAGCCGCTCGTCGCGCTGCCGTCGGCGGAGGTGCTCCAGTTGGGCCGCGCCGCCTCGAGCGCGAACACGGCCATTCGCGGCCTGGCGGCGCCCTCCGCCGCGGCCCTGGACGCTGCCGACGCGGCCACGCTGGCCAACGGCACCCGCGGCACCCTGCGCGACCTGGTGCGCGCCCCGCAACAGTCCCCCATGGCCGGCGTGGGCGCCGCGGCCGTGGACGACGCCACCGTCCGCGCGCAACGCATGTCTCAATTGCCGGTGCCGCTCAAACCCACGAAAGGGATGCTCACGCGTGACGCCGCGCAAATCCAATTCGAGCGCGAAACGGCGAAAAATCCGGAGCTGGGCACGGCCTTGCGCAACCGCACGGTGGAGCTCAACCAAGGCATTTTGCAAAACTTCGACGCGTTCGCGGATATGACGGGCGCCGAGGGCGGCGGCCTGAAAGCCACCGGCAAGGTGGTGACGGACGCCCTTGTCGCCAAGGTGGCGCGCGCAAAGGATGAAATCCGCGCCGCCTACAACGCCGCGGCCGATTCCGCCGAGGGCGCCGCGCCGGCGAATTACAAGGCGCTGGCGGACTTCGTGGAGAAACACGCCGCGGAGGCCGACACCGGCAACGCCCCGGTGCTCAACGCTGTGCGCAAATCGCTGGAGCGCCTGGACCCGGAGGGAACCGGCGTTATCCCGCTGCGCGACTACAACGAAATCCGGGAAATGGTGGGCCGTATTTCCAAGGACGGCACGCCGAACGCCGCCTATCGCGCCCCGCTCCAGCAGATCGTGGACGCGGCCGTCGAGGAGAACGGCGGCCCGGCCTACCGCCAGGCGCGGCGCATGTACGAGAACTACATGAACGAATTCAAGAACGCCGGCGCCGTCGACCGCCTTATCCGCACCAAGCCGGGCACCAAGGACCGCGCCGTCGCGTTCGAGGATGTTGTCGACCGGGCCGTATTGGGCGAAACGGCCAGCGCCGACGACGTGCGCAACGTGAAACGCGCGCTCACGGCCTACCCCAAGGACGCCCCCGCCGAGCTCGTGCAACAAGGCCAGCAGGCATGGAAAGAGCTCCAGGGCGAGACTATCCGCCAGATTAAGGAAAAGATCCAAGGCACGTCGATTGATGGCGCCGGCAACCGCCCGGTGCTGGCCAACGAGCTGGACAAGATTGTCCGCCGCCTCGACGCGGACGGCCGCCTCGACCTGGTGTTCGGCAAAAAAGGCGCCGAGCAGCTCCGCGACCTCAACGACGGCGTGCGCGAAATTAAGACCATTCCGCCGGAGGCCGCCGTCAACCACTCGAACACCGCCGCGGTGGTGCTGGCCGCGCTGGATACGATGCTTTCCGGCGCCACGGGAATGCCGCTCCCCGTAGGCACGGCCATGCGCTACGTGAAGCAATCGCGGGCCCGCAAAGCGACGCTCAAGCGCGTGGACGACGCGCTCAACCCGAACCAAGGCCAATAATGGGACAAATGCAATTCCCGCTCGTGGGCGGGGCCTACCTCTCGCGCTCCCTGGTGCTGGACGCGCAACGGTGCGTCAACCTTTACCCGGTGCTGGGCGCCTCCGGCACCGCCAAAGCCGTGAGCGCACTTTTCGGCACGCCCGGCTTGCGGCGCCTGGTGACGCTGCCCGGATCCGGCGGCGTGCGCGGCCTGCACGTACCGACCAAGGGCGACGCCATCGCCGTGCAAGGCAACCAGGTGTTCCGCCTCTCGCGCGATTGGGTGGCCACGCCCGTGGGCACGATTGACAACGACGGCACGCCCGTGAGCGTGGCCGACGATGGCACGCGCGCGGTGCTGGTAACGGGCGCGCACGGCTATACGCTGGGCCTCCAGGACAACGCGTTCGCGGTGCTGGCGGACGACGCGTTTTACGGTTCGGACCGGGTGTTTTACAACAAAACGGTTTTCATCTTCAACCGCCCCGGCACCCCGAATTTCTACATCACGACCGGGGACGGCGTGACTTTCGACGCGCTGGACTTCGGCATCGCCACCAGCAACGCCGAGGCCATCGTCGGCCACATCATCAACCATGAGGAGCTGCTCCTCTTCAAGAGCACCACCACCGAGATTTGGCGCGCCGTCGTCGGCGGGGACTTCCTGTTCTCGCGCGACACCAACGCCGCCATTGAAAAAGGATGCGAGGCGCCCCATTCCATCGTGGCCCTGGACAACACCGTCTATTGGCTCGGCGGGGACGCGGACGGCGGCGGCGTCGTGTGGCGCCTCAACGGCTACACCCCGGAGCGCGTGTCCCACGACGGGCTGGAATTCGCCATCCAGGGCTATGCCGACACGTCCGACGCCATCGCCTACAGCTACCAGCAGGAGGGCCACACGTTTTACGTGCTGTCCTTCCCGAGCGCCAATGCAACCTGGTGCTATGACGTGGCCACCAACCTGTGGCACGAGCGCGCGTATCTGAATCCGGCCACGGGCGTGTTTAACCGCCACCGCGGCGCGTGCCACATGCATTACGCCGGCGAGCACGTTGTCGGGGATTGGGAAACCGGGCGCCTGTTCGCGCTGGACTTGGATTGCTACGACGACGACGGCGACCCGCTGCTCGCGCTGCGCGCCGCGCCGCACCTGGCGGGCGCCAGCGGCAACGAGGTGCGTTACAACCGCCTGCGCCTGGACCTGGAAACCGGCGTCGGCCTGGAGAACGGCGCCGCCGCGGATCCGGTGCTCATGCTCCGTTGGTCCAACGACGGCGGGCGCACCTGGTCCCGGCTCAAAAACCTGAAAATGGGACGAATGGGCGAGTACCGCCGGCGTGTCCAGGCCGACCGCTTGGGCATGGCACGGGACCGCGTGTTCGAGATTTCGATTTCCGACCCGGTAAAGCGCGTAATCCTGGGCGCTTCCGTCGACGCTGTGGACCTCGGCCGATGAGCACCTCCTCCCTGTCCCTATTCCCGGCCCGCGCCGCAATCGGCATCGTGGACGCCTCCGGCCGCGTCTACATGACGCCCGAATTTAGCCGCGCCATGGGCGACGTGCTCGCGCGCCTGGGCGGCGCCAACGGCATGAGCGCCGAGGACGTGGCCGTCGAGCTGGCCACCGCCACCGCGTCCGCCTCGCTCCAGGCCGCCGCCGTCCGTACCGAGGAGCTCCAGCTCGAGGTGGCGCAACTCCAGGCCGCCATGGCCCGCGTGGCCGCCCTGCGCAAACAGGTGGAGGAGCTCGAGCAGCAACTCGGCGCCGATACCGCCCTCCTGGCGCAATTGGCCACGCTGGGGCGCCGCGTGGACGACCTGGAAACCGCCGACGCACTCGACACGCCGCAGGGCGTGGATTGGGCCCACCCTGGCAAAATCGGCGCCACGACGCCCAATAGTGCGAGCTTTACCACTGTCGGCGTGTCGGGCCAAGTCACCTCCACGGTGGCCACGGGCACGGCGCCTTTCGTGGTGGCCAGCCGTACCCAAATCGCCAATTTGAACCCGGAATTGCTCCAGGGCGCGGATTGGGGCTCCCCCAAGGCAATCGGCAATTTCACCCCCGCGGCGGGCACTTTCACTAACCTGAAAGCGAACAACGGGTTCGGGTGCAACGGAAAAGCCGTCCAAGGATCCGTGACCATGCCGGCCGCCGCCACCGACCTGGCCACCGCCATTACGCTGGTGAATACGATCCGGACGGCGCTAATTGCCAACGGTATCGGCGCCTAATTTCTTGCCTATTGGCACCACATGGCCCAAAATGTCCGCGAGTAAATAAATTCCTCTCGGAAATCACGCCATGACTATCAAAAGCTATGTCCCCGACGCGGCAACGCTGACCGCCGCCGCCGCTGTCCAGGGCGCGGCCGTTGACACTCTCACAAAACGGGTTATCACCGCGGCGGCGTTCTACAACTCGACCGCTTCGGCCGTCGCGGCGTCCGCCTACCTGGTGCCCTCGGGTGGCGCGGCCAGCGGCGCAAATTGCCTCGTCGCGCGCAGCATCGCCCCGGGCGAAACCTACCTGTGCCCGGAGCTCATCGGCCAAGGGCTGGGCCCGGGGGGCACGCTCCAGGCGGCGGGCAACGGCCTGACGTTCAAGTACGCCGCAAAAGACATCATCAACGGATAAGCCATGCCGCAAACCACCACTCTGTTGCCCGAGGGCCGGCAACGCTATTTCAACAACGACGGCACCCCCGCCGCGGGCGGCAAGCTGTGGACCTACGCCGCCGGCACGTCCGCGCTTAAGGCCACCTATTCCGACGCCGACGGCACCGTCGCCAATGCGAACCCGATCACCCTGGACGCCAAGGGCGAGGCCGTCATCTACTGGACGGGTGCTTACAAGGTGGACTTGCGCCAGGCCGACGGCCTCCAGGTGACGGGCTACCCCGTCGACAACCTGCGCACCGACCCGGCGGGCCTGTGGGGCCTCGTCACGCAACTGGCCGCGAGCACCGGGGCGACGCTCATCAAGTACGGCGCCGACACCCTGGCCGCCCTGTTCAAGTCCCGCGTGGGCCGCGTGGTCGATTCCGTGGCCGAGCTGCGCGCGCTGGATCCGTCGAAAAACACGCGCGCTTTCGTTACCGGCTATTACGCCGCGGGCGACGGTGGCGGCGGGAGCTATTTTTACGACGCGGCCGGCAATCCGGCCAACGACAATGGCGGCACGATCCTGGCGGCCGTCGGCGGCGGGTGCTGGCGGCTAGCGGGCACCGGCCTGGTAAGCGCGCGCCAATTCGGCGCCAAGGGCGACGACGTAACCGACGACACGGCCGTCCTGAATAAGTGGCTCGCCTACCTGACCGCCGGCGCCGGCCTGAACCAGCACCGCGGCTATTGGCCCGCCGGCACATACCGCGTTTCCGGCGCGGGCCTCCTGGTGGCCGTGGCCGACACGCTGCCGGGCATGACCACGGACGGGGCCGGCTCCGTCGTGCTCAAGGGCTCGATTGCGACGCTCATTACGTTCAACGCGACCGGCGGCTCGGGCATGTTGTGCCAGGTCGAATGGGACGGCATCAAACTGGACGGCGTGGCCAACACCGGCACCAACGAGGGCGTGCGTGTCACCGGTCTGTGTTTCTTCATGCTCCGCGGCTGGCACTTCTACCGCCTGGGCCGAGGAATCCGTCTCCTCAACGACAAGGCCGGATCGTTCACCGAGGGCGTAATCGGCGCGGACTGTTATTTCGACACCTCCGTTACGACCTGGCTCCAGTATTCCAAGAACGCCGGGGACGGCTCGTTCCGCAATTCCGGCTTGCTGCGCTTCCGCGGCAACCTCGGCGCCACGGCGGGCCCGGCCATCCTCATCGACGCGGGTTGCGTGCCCTACATGGGCCCCATGGACGGGACGATTTGGAATTTCAACCCGGCCGGCGTGTTCATCCGGAACAACTCCACGCAAGTGCCAATGGTGGGCACGCTGGACACGGAAACCCAAGGCGCGAACACCAACGCCCTGGTGCTGGTCGATACGGCCGGCTCGGGCTTTTACGTGTTCCTGCACGGCGCCGTGCTGGGCTGGAATTACGGCTCGAGCAAGATCACGATGGGCAAAATGCTGTTGTCCGCGTCCTACCTCAACACAAACGACGGCCTCGGCCAAATTTTCCTGCCCAACGTGACGAGCGGCCAAGTGACGTCCACCGCGCTGGGCCAGCGCCTCAAAGCGCCCGTAATTGCCGGCGTGTCCCGCCCGTTCCAACAGTGGTCCGCCATCCTCACCGTGTGCGTAACGGCCCCGAACGGCTACTACTGGCAAGGAATGTATACGGTGCTGCCGGGATCCGTGGACGCCATCATCAACGCCAACGCCTTGCCCGGCGGCGGCATCGTGAACAACGCCGGCACGTATGGCGCCGTGACCGTGAGCCAGGGCAATGACTCCTCCGTATGGTTCGATAACCCGAACCTCCCGGCGGGTGCCGTCCTGTCCTACTCGTTCAAGTATCAGCACGGTTTGATTTCGCAGTAACCCGCCCGGAGGCGGCACAGACCGCCCCGGTTTTTTCCAAAACTAAAGAAAGCCAACAATGATCGAAAAAACCCCGTCGGGCGCGTCCCCCACCGACCTGGCCGAGCTGCTCCCGTGGGCATGGGTGGCGTTCGTTTCGCTGCTCGGCGGCGTGGCGTCGTTCCTGCAAAAGATGAAAACCGGCCACGTGCGGGCCTGGAATTTTACGGAATTCGTGGGCGAAATCGCCGCCGCGGGCCTGACGGGCATCATTACCGCAAACCTGTGCGACGCGGGCGGATCCTCGCCGGCGATGAAATACGCACTCGTGGGCATCGCGTCGCACATGGGCTCGCGGGCCCTGTTCAAGCTCGAGAACCTGTTTACGGCCAAGTTTAATTTGCCTGCCGACCAGGCCAAAGGGGGCGACAATGCCGCCTAGCGCCTTTCTCGACATGCTCCTCCCGGCCGCGCTCGAGTGCCAGCGCCTCCACGGGATCCCGGCCTCGTTCACGCTGGCGCAAGCGGCCCTCGAATCCCGTTGGGGCGATTCGGACCTCGTGGCGCGGGCAAATAACCTGTTCGGCGTGAAAGCGGACAAGGGATGGCGCGGGGCCACGCTGGCCATGCGTACCGGCGAGGTTTTCAACGGCAAAAAAGTGGTGGTGCCGGCCGTGTGGCGAAAATACGCGGATTGGGCCGAGTGCATGGCCGACCACGCGGATTTTTTCCACGACAACCCGCGCTATGCCGCGTGTTTCAAGGAAACGACGGGCGCCGGCTGGGCGTGCGCGGTGGCGAAAGCCGGCTACGCCACGGACCCGGATTACGCCGTCAAGCTCATTGCGGTTATGAAGGGCCGCAACCTCCAGCGTTTCGACCCTGCCCCCATGGTGCCGGCATGATGCCGCTCGAGCGGTTCACGGCCGCCGCGCTGGCCCTGGTGGTGCTGGCCATCGTCGGCACGCTCGGCGTGCGCGGGTACGGCGCCCACGAGTTCCACGCCGGCGAGCTGGCCGAGCAGGAGGCGCAGCGCGGCCGGGCCCTCGTGGCCACGGTGGCGCGCGTCCAGGACAACGCCGTCGAGGCGTCGAAACAACAATCCATCAACCTGACCGTAACGGAAAAAAAGCATGAGGAATTGGCCCCTGTTATTCGCGCTGTGTACGTTGACCGCGTGCGCGTCGGCGCCGCAAGTTGTGGACCTGCCGCCGGCACCGAAACCCAAGGCACCAGCGGCGGCAATGGCGCCAATTCCGCCGGCCGGCTGGTACGTGAGGACGTCGAAAGAGATACGCGAGCGTTAGACGTCGCCGTCGAGGAGGCGCTCGCCACGGGGCGCGCCTGCCAGGCGTTCGTGGTGGCCAACGGCCTGGGCGAGTATCAGGCCCCGCCGTCCTCGGCGTCGTCCGAGCAGATCCGCAACGCGGCGACCTCCGCCGGCGAGAACGCCACCCCCGAGAAGTAGCCCACGCCGCCGGTGCTGATCCACGCGGCGCCGGTGCTCCCCTCCTCCACGCGCATGTGGCGCATGTACTTGATGAGCAGCTCCCGGAAATCAACACTCCGCGCGAGCTGCTCGAAACATGCCCGTTGCTCCGGATCCTTGCGCCGCTCCGGCACCACGAACCCGCCCGGCGGGAACACCGGCAAGTTGCCCCCGCGTGGCCGCTGGCGCCGCTCGAGCTCGAGGCACGCCGGCTTGTCGACGTCACCAACGCCCCAGCGCAGGCCGCACCGGCCGCACGCCATTTCGTCACCCTGTTGTGTTGCGCTGCACGTCATGTTGCCCTCCGGAGGTGGTGCGCGTGAAATCCGCCGCGGCGCGGAGTGCGGCCAGCATGGCGGCGTGACGGGTGCGCAGGCTGGGCGCCGCATCGGGCCCGATTCGCTCGTCGTAGGCCGCCAGGGCCGCGCCTACCTGCGCCGGCGTCGGATTGCGGTTCATGCGCCGAAGTGCCCGATTGCGGCCAGGACGACGACCAGGGCCACGGCAAACTTACCGAGGCGCTCCACCCACGCCATGCGGCGCTGCGTGGCCACGTAGTCCTGGAACGGCGAGCGAACCGGCGGCATGTAGGCGGCGGGGCGGGCGAAGCGGGTTTCGATTTTCATAGTGCGTTCTCCTGGGATTGTTGGGCTTTCCACGCCCGATAGGCGCGGTTTTGGCTAATGGCCGATTGCGACACGTTGAATTGCCGGGCCGCGGCGTAGGCGCTCACGCGCTTGGCCGGATCCGGATTCGTGGCCGCCGCGACGGCCTGCTCCATACGGCGGGCGCGTTCGATACGTTCCTCCGTGGTCAAAATCGTGGCGCTCATCGTTATTTTCTCCTTTGTTGCCATTCAATAATAGTTAAGTTGCTTAAGTATGTCAATCCTTGCGGTATCTTTTCCCGCGCCACCCGCCATTGGCACGGATGGGCCAATCCGCGGCCCACGGGGGCATGGTCGACATAATCCGCTCGAATTCCTCCACGCTGCCGAACCCCTCCGGCACCTCCGCGACGTCCTCGTCGTAGACGTGCAAAACGATGGGATAGCCGGCGGCCGTCAAATTGCGCATCCCGTACCACTGAATATCCCGGGCCGTGGCCTGGACAATATTCTCCGTAAGGCGCCCGCCGTAGGTATCAATCCGAATCCAGCCAATCGGGCCGTTTTTCGGGTTCGTGTTCCACCCCTCATAGGAAATGGAAAACTGGTCCCGCCCGTATTTGTTTTCCAGCGCCAGGCGGGGCCGGTGGTACGTGAGGTAACGGCCCGAGAGGAGGCGCAAGTAAAGCGCGTCGCCCTCCATCCGGAATTTGAAGCCGCGGTATTCCGTTTCGGTGCCCGGCGAGAGGATGGCGCCCACGAAAGCGCCCTCCACGCCGAACAGTTCTTTACGCCAGCCGCCCCCGTCGAGCCGGCGCCACTGGCCGCCCCAAAACTCGGGAATCTCCGGCGAGGCCGCGCGCCACTCGAGCGTGGCTTTCTTCATTTCCTCCTCCGTCATGTACTTGTCCGCGCCAAACGCAATCCAGGCGCCGACCCACCCACCATAGCCGCACGCCAGCTCGGCGCGCTTGCCCTTGTCGCGCAACGGGTGGTGCGAGCCTGTGAGCTTTTTATGCGCGATCACCTCCTCCACGGGTAGCTTGGCCATCATCGCGGCCGACGCCTCGTAAATCTTGCCGTGCGTACGGAACACGTCGATTCGCCATTGCACGCCCGCCACCATGGCCAGGACCACCGCCTCAATGGCCGAGTAGTCCGAGCAAATCAAGTCCATGCCGGGCCCGGCAATGAACAGGCCGCGCAGGCATCCGGACACCGTGAACACCGCGTCCCCAAAGTAGTATTCGACGTAATCCAAGCGCCGCGTGGCGATCACCTCGAGGGCGTCGACGGCGGCCCGCCAACTCCACTCGTCCGGCTTGATGCCCGGGGCGCGGATCACGCGGCACCAGGCGCACACGTCCAGGTGGGCGCCGTAATGCTTGCCACACGCCGCGCAGCAGTAGACCGCCGGCCCCGCCTTGGGCAAATTGGTGGGCTGGGCGTCCTGGCCGGTGGTGCGGCCCGTGCGCGCGCCGTAGTAGTTGTAAAGATCGTGGAGCCGGCCCGCGGCCGACACCATGCGCGCCATGCTGAAAAGTTTCTTGATGCTGGCCGAGCCGACCTTTTGCCGGAGCTCGAGCGCCTGGCGCGCAGGCGTGGCCAATGGCGCGGTGCCCTCGAGGAGCTGGTCGATAACGTCGTCCGTGAGCGACGCGCCGCCGCTGGCCGTGCGCGGGAGCCGGACGCCCTGCGCCTCGAGCCATTCTTTCAACTTGGGCATTTGGCTGGCCGCCAGCACCGCGCCGCCCGTCACCACCGCTAGCTGGCCGTCGTATTTGGCAAACGCCTGGTCGACCACGGCGAGGCAATTGTCGATGCTGGCCACGTCCATCTGGACGCCGCGCAGGTTGATGGCCTGGTCCAACTGCCAATACGCCAACTCGTCGGAATTCAGGTCCGGCGTGCGCGCGGACGCTTCGGCCTCGGCTTGAATGTCGCGCTCGTTGTAGGCGTAGAGCTTGGGGCCGTCGACGGAATCCTCGGCGGGCCGGATCCGGAGGCGCACGTCCTTGGCCGTGGGATCCCGGGGCATACTGAATTTCTTGAGCAGGCGCTCCCCGTCCTTGTCTTTCTGGAGCTCGAGCGCGAGCACCTGGCCGGCTTTGCCGAGGGCGCCCGGGAGGGAGAACGCGCGGGATTTCGCCATCGCGCAACGGAGCTGCTCGAGCGGGAGCGCGGGCCAGCCGTAGCGGCGCCGGCAAACGATATTCCAAATGCGGTATTCAAAGCCGGAGTTCCACGCCTCGAGCAGGCCGCCGCGCGCCACGTGCTCGAACAGCTCCACCGGCGGCATGGGATCCGTGGGCAACCAGCGGCGCGCGCCGCGGCCGTCCTTCAAATCGTAGTAAAGGGAAAGCACCTCTGTGGACGGGTGCTCCGCGTACACCTGGGCGCCGACCACGCCGAGGCCCTTTTTATCGGTGCCGCGCAGGCATCCCCACTTGTTGCGGCCCGCGTCCCACACATAGCCGGCCTCGCTGTAAGTCTCGAAATCCAGGTCCGGCAACACCGTGGACGTGCCGAGGGCCGCGCGCAACGTCGTGCCGGCCGGGAGCTGCCACACGGGCACCGGCGCGGGGATTGGCGGGGGAATGGCGGGCGGCGCCGCCTGCGCGCGCAGCGTGGCCAGGTACTCGGCGCGCGGGAGCGCCTCGGGCGGGAAAAGGGGCGGCGGGATTGGCGCCGGATCCGCGGCCAGCACCGCGTAAAAGTCGATAGGCGGCGGGAGTGGTGCGGGGGCGTTCATTGGCCGCCCTCGTGGCCGATCAAGCGCGGCTCGGGCACCTCGCGGGCCTCCACGTCGATAACGTCGTCGGCGCGGCGCCAGTGGCCCGCCTGGTAGCACGACGCGGCGCGCGCGGCCTCGTCGGCGTCAATTCGGGCCCGTGCGGCCTGGCCAACCAGGTGGGCGAGGGGGAGAAAGCTAAACATGGAGCACCTGTCAAAAAAACGCCCGCCCCGGAGGGCGAGCGAAACGGAACAACAACGGCGGGGGAGAATCAGGCCAGGTAGCCGTGCTGGACGAGCAAATCCTCCGTCCAGCCGGGCATGGCGAGCAGGGACTCGCGCGTCCGGCCCTCGGCCAGGGCCTTGGCCGTCGGCTGGCGCACCGCGGCAACCGGGGCCGGAGCTGCCGGCGCGGGCGGAGGCGGCGGGGCCACGGCGGCACCCGGAGCCGGGGCGGCCATCTGCGTGAATGCCGGATTAGGCGTCACGGGTACAGGCGCAATCGGCGCACCGCCGGGAGGCGGAGGCACAGAACCAGCCGGCAAAGGGGCGGCACCCGGCGCCACCGGAGGAGCAGGCGGCGGAGGCGGAGCGGCCGGCGTCGGCGCGGGGGCGGCAACCACGGCCCGCGTGGCGATCCCGCCGGCGATCATCTGCTCGTCCGTCCAGCCACCGGCGCGGCACGCCTCGATAGTGTGCGGAGCACCCGGCACCTGGACCAGGCCAGCCGGCGCAGCGGGAGCTGCCGGCGGCGGAGGCGGAGCGGCGGGGGCCGCGGCCGGAGCACCAGGCACCGGGGGAGCGGGCGGCGTGCCCGGGGCGGCGATACCTGCCGGCGGCACCGTGGACGCACCGGCCGGGAGCTGGACGCCCTGGCCGAAACCGGCTTTGCTCACGTCCGGCGCGTAGGAGATTTCCGGGCCGTAGGCGGCCAGCGCGACGTAATGCGGATTCCAGTACAGGCCCGCGGTTTCGCTCGGCTTGTTGTCCGTGACGGTGCAAAACACCTGGACGTAATAGCCCGGCTTGATGGCGCCCTCCTCCGTAATGACCTGGGAGCCGTTCGAGTTGACCGCCTTGGGCGGCGTGGTGCTCGAGAACCAGATAACCCAATGGCCCGGGTAGCCCTCCTGGTCGCACGGGCGTTTCATTTCGCTATTCGGTTCGGTGCTGTCGCCGTCGATGATTTTCCACGAGAAGTCCTTGCGCTGGGCGTGGCCTTGCGGGAAAGCGGCGTGCCCGAGGTTCCACACGGCCTGGAGCCAGGGCTCATTGGCGAAGTGGGACGCGCCCGGCGTTTTCGGGAAAGCCACGCCGAACGAATAGTCCGTCCGTTGCTGGCCCTTTTTCGGGCCGTTCTTGAACAGGAGCGGGGCGCCCTTTTTGTCGGTGGTGCGGCCGCGGTACAAGCTGCCGCCGATCATACGGCCCACGGGCGTGGTGAATTGTGTTTCGTGTTCTGCCATTGCTATCCTCTTGGACGGTTAAGTTACTTAAGTGGTACAGGGTTGATCTTAGTCAATTCTGACGAGTCCGTCAAGAATTATTGCCGAACACTTTTCGGCTATGCGTCGTATCCACCGGCGTGAGTTTGAGCGCGGCGCGCGAGCGTTCCGAGTACAGCGCGGCGAGGGACGGATCCATCAATTTTTTAGCCTGCGTGGGCGTTACCGGCTCCCGCGGCTTGGCCAGGTCCGCCCCGACGAGCTGCCCCAGCGCCAGCACCTCCGCCGGCGGCTTGCTCCAGACGAGTTTGGACTCCCCGGGCGCCAGCATGTAGTAAGGCGAGCTCTTGCCGTTGGCGAGGGCGTGCTCGAGCTGCTCGGCCAGGCCGGACGCGCGCGCCTCGAGGAGCTTTTGCGCCCGCTCGAGCATTCGCAATTCCAGGCCCATGGCGTCGACGGGAAGCTCCAGCGGCGTGGACATTCCGGCGACGTCGGCGGCGTGGTACGCCTCGCGCTGGAGCGCCTCGCAGGAGTGCCGCCCGGGGCAATGCTTGCACGCCACCGGATCCGGGCGCGCTTTCGGGTTCGGCATGTGCGCGGCCTCGGCGGCGCCGGCCAATTTGTTGACCAGGGGGCGCAGCTCGCGCGCCGGCGTGGTCCAGCGCCGCACCGGGCCGCTCTTGTGGTAGCTGCGCGGCTGGACGACCACGAATTCGACGTCGACAAACTCGTCGCCGGCGCCGTCGATCCCCAGCTCGTCCAGGATCCCGGAGGCGTAGTCAACAAGTTGCCAATTCTCGAACACCTCCACCAGGCCGTGGCCGAATTTGTAATCCACGATGATGAGGCGCGCGCGGCCCGTCGTCGGGTTGTGGCCGAAGATCCAGCAATCCGGCGTGCCCCAATTGTTGGCGTGCACGGCCGGGATGGCGACGCGCTGCTCCACCTTGTAGTGCGACACCGTGGCCAGGCTGGCGTAAGCGCGGCCCACCTCCTCGACGTAAATGTCGGCGCCCTCGAGCATTTGCGCCGTTACCGGGACGCCGTTTCCGGCCACCTG